CATCAAGTGAAATAATTTTTACATAGTTTTCTATAAAATGTATAGGATTTTCCATACATTTTTTGTATTCTAGTACTTCTTTTTCTGTCCACTCGGCTTGGACACCAACTCTTTTGACGTTGATATTACCGAGATAACCTTCATTCTTGTGCATGGTCTTTTAATAGTCTTTGTAATTCTGTTGATGAACCAACAAAAAGATTGTTTTGTACTTTGTTAGGCATAGTATTGTCTCTATCTAATTCTTTCATTTTAGTCTGTAGGTCTATCAATTTCTCTGTAGTTTCACTTACAGTCTTAATTAATTGTCCGGCTACTTCATATACTCTTGGGTGTTCTGACTCTCTAGCTATGTCTAGAATACCCTCTATTGCGTCCTGTCCTCGCTCTACAAGACCGTAAAACACTTCCCGACTATACTTGTAGTCTGAACTTTGTTCTTCTTCCTTAGTATAGTTACCTTTAGCTAAAGTAGGAAGTCTTTTCTCAACTTCAACTATTTCTCCTTGAATGTCAAGGAGTTCATCTATTCTTTCATCAACTTTACTCATAGTAAGTATTTATAGTTATTTAGGATCGCTAGATTTATCGTCTGAATAAGTAACTGTAGGTTGTTCAAAGAAGTTTGTTGTTTCGTTATATGTAAATGTAGAATCAGGGTCTGCATCACTAGGATTTGGCATAACAATTTGTTCTACAACTCTACCTGCTGTACCTGTACTTGATATTTCACCACTACCTGTTTCTATATAAGTTCTAGCTTTAACTGTTCTAACAAGAGATGAATCTCTAACAGGTCCGTAAATATAATTTTTCATAACAAAAGATAAATCATATCTTAATACTTGTCTTGTAGTAAAATCACCTTCATATTCATCAGTTTGAGTTACACCCGTTAATGTTATTGGAATATCTCTTGTATCATTCATATCAGGTACTGTATGAATTGTAACTGTATAATCAGGTGTAAAATAGGGCATTATCTGCTCTATAATCTGTAAACCATCATCAGTATTTTTAACTAATACACTTAAATCAAAACCTAAATTATATGGAGCAGGTGCATACTGATATTGCATTACATTAGGATTAGACGCTTTAGCTTTTTTAAATTGTGTTTGTTTTGATAATTTTCTAGAACTATCATATTCGATTGAAGAAAGTTCAAATCCCATTCTTGGAAGTGAAATTGCTGTTCTAGTAGTTCCATCTAATCCTAAAGATGCTGCCTGTTGTAATCTAGCTATCCATTTTTGTCTAGGACCATATGCTAATGGAACCTTCATTGTAGTTCCATCAGGTCTTTTAATACTAATATTATTAAACAATGTACCAAAAACTGATACAGCTCGTTTAATAGTTTCGTGATAAAAATGTTCTCCAAACATTATGTAGCCTCACCAAATGGATTACCTTCAGAGAAGTCTATAATTCCATCTGCATCTGTTTCTAATTCAACATTGAATGCTCCTGGATCAGTTGGTAAGGTTTGTTCAGCTGCTATTGAAACAAGATTTCGTCTAGATATTAAACTATCTTCAAGAATAATTGAATCATAAGCAGTTGTATCACTAGCTGTTCCAGACTCTAATAAGAATGAATCTCCAACTGTTTCTGAAATTATATTATCTGTTCCTGTTAAACCATCTGTTATAGTTGAAGGGAACTCTATTGGAGCTGTTCCTGATTCAAAATCAAGAAAGTATCCATCTTGTCCTGTTCCTTGTAGAATAATCCTATTTCCTTCTGAACTAGCTTCCATTTCTATATATCCTTCAGTAATATCCGTAGTAAAGAAACTATTATATGTTGCTGGATCACCTGTATCTGTTGTCTTAATTTGTGATACTGTTAATTTATTTGTTCCTTCACTCCAAGCAGATACAATACCTGTCGCAACAATACCTGAAGTAGTTAAAAGTTGAGAAACAGCTTCACCTTGTACAAATGCTCTTCTAGCAGTGTTATCAGATAATGTAAATTCTATTGCTTGAGCTTGTGCTAATTCTAAATCAACATCAAGAGCTGGAACTTCTGTATCAAACTTCTCACCAGAGTATTCAAATAAGTCACAAGTCATCTTAAAGACAAATAATTTACCTAATTGATAAAATGGATTTTCGTGTTCTACGAATTTGATTTCAAATAAACTTTTTGATAATGGAAAGTAGATAAGATCACCTTCATTAGGTCTTAATCCTGTTGCAAGATTAATATCTAATGAAACAAATCTTTCCCAACTTTTTCTTGATATAACAAAAGTGGCAGTATCTCTAATTTCTATTCCGAATTTAGAATATAAATCACCTTCTCCCTCAAATCCTTCTACTCCTTCAAGATACATTTCAACTTCATATGCATCTTCAAAACTAGAATTAGCTGCATCTCCTAGTATTGTATCTTCATTTATTATCTTTCTAGGCAAATAATATACATTATGCCCATACATGCGAAGGGATTCAACAACTAAATCTTCAACTAGATTTTGTTCTGATTTAACTGCTTGACTGAAGAATACATTTGTTGCCATATCTAGTATTTATGTAAATTAAGTAGTTAAACTATGGTTTACTTGGCCAGACACCTAAAGGCCTTGTTGGTGGATCATCTTGATTAAATACATATAAGGCTGCTAAAGCATCTACGTTTGCGGCTGCATCTATTAAAGTTTCCATATCACCAGATTTAGTTCTTACTGCTGTACGATACGTTGTCCACGCACTAGGTACTGCTGTACCAGCTTCGGCTGCTCTTACTACTAACCAATCTGAATCTTGTAAAGCACCATAAGCTTCTTCATTAACTTTATTTTTATATTGTGTTTTTAATGTTGGTAAATCTTTTGCATCTGCTGTACCATAAGTTCCTGTTACAGCTCCGTTAGCATAAGCATAAGTTATAGTTGTATTACTATAATATTTTGCATTTTTTATATTTGTACTATCTATAGTAATTTCATATATTCCTATAGCTTCTAATTCTGATGCTGACCACAATTCAAAAATATTTGCTGGATGATTAGTATCTCCAACCGTAATTGATGTTGGCCTCGCGTAAGTTCTTGTTATATTGTTATCTTCTACTTTTGCCCACATAATTTTCTCCTATCTTGCTGTGCCGGGTACTCCGCCTGATGTTACAAATGGGTTTTCTGCCCATGCTGCATATATATAATCTTCTCCATCATCATTTGGATTAATTCCATAACCACTTGGGCCGAATGCTACATTTCCATCTGCCGCCAATATTTTAAATCCATTAGAGTAAAAATCTACTGGCAATACTCCTGTTGGACTTGAACCACCTGTTCCTAACCATTGAGCATAGTTTGCAGCAGCTGCTCCGTCCCAGACTTGTCCTGTAGTTATTGGATTAGTTTCATAGGTTTTATCAAGTCCCGATAATGAAGATGGATCATGACTTACATAAAATGCTGTATTGTTATTTCTATCTACATTTCTTGACCATATATATTTAGGTTTAAAACCTGTTACAATATACGGACCATCAGTGCTTCCATTTCCGTGAAAATGACCAAATTTACTATATCCCTGTACTTCTTTCCAAGCATAACCTATATAAACATCATTATTAGCATTTAAAGTATCTTCTAATGTTATTAAACTTGATGTCATAGCAGTATCATCCCAAGCATTCCACCAAGTTGCAGGAGGGTAAGGTGTACCAGCAGCCCATTGCCACCCAACAAGTTCTGCTATACCTGTAGTAACCGTAGGATTATATGCTCTATGATAGGCTTGGTATTGTGCAGTATCAGTATTTATAATTTGTACCCAATCTGGCTTTACTCCTAAACCATGTCCTATAGTTTGCCCTGATCCACTTGAGTTTCCTGTATAGCTAAATATAGAAAACTTTCCAACAGAGTTAGCTTGAACAGTAGTAGTTATATCTCCACTAGTATTAGAACTTGTAGTTCCACCATTTGCTTTCCAACAAAACGCATGATATCTTTCAGTATTTGTATTAAGTTGTCCATCACTACCTAAAGTGAATCCGTCTGAATCCCATGAAGTAACATAATTGGCTCCTGTATCTTCTAGATAACTACCTAAATGTCCTATTTTTTGTCTTTTTGTACCACCACGATTTGTGTCAAACATTTGCCAAGCCCAACTTGTGCTCCAAGCTTTAGACCACATAGTGTCTGGTTGATGTCCTACTCCTGTAACTGCGTTGCCTGAACTAGCATTACCTGTATAACTTATTACATTAAAGTGGTCAGTAGGTTGATCTATTGTTGTATAAGCCATTATCCAAACTCCGCTAAATTCTTTGTACAAAGTGCATAATAAGATTTACTATTTGCATTTGGGTAGTATTCAAAACTTCCATAACCATTATCGTCTGACCGACCACTATGGTTGAAGCTATCATACCAACCCATCATATTATCACTTCTCCATCTTCCATTACCAAAATTTATATTCGTATCTGTATCGTTACCAATCCTAACAAAAGGTATTACCATTCTGCCATTGTCAAAACAGTCTCCTATATCTACTTCATCTATTACTGTTCCTGTAGCACCATCTCTATTGGCAACTGAAAATTTACCATTATCCATATCTATCCAAAATCCCCATACCCAGTTACTACTATCAGGAGCTCCTAGACCAGTACTTACATCAGCGTTTCCATCTCTTGCTAATGCACCACCATTCCAACCCCTGTAAGCTACTCCTTCTGCTCCTGATACTTCATATAACAAATGAGTTCTATCTACATTCAAAATCCCTACTGCTAAATAAATTCCTACATCTTCCATCTCCCAATACCATTTTCCTTTACTAAAGGGTGTAGTACATAAATAAGTAGTAAATCCACCGCCACTATTTTGTAGTCTATTACCTCCCATCTCTAAAGTTCCTGAAGGAGAATCGTAGTTATTAGCGGCTCTAGAATTCACAACACAAAAATTGTTAGTTGGAGAATCAGTTGTTTGATTAGTTGCTGCTATATTATTTTCAGTCCAATCTGTTCCACCACTTGCATCATTTCCTAAATTACCTGAAGCTTCAAAATCTAAGTAAGTTCCATTAGTTCCAAAAGTTAAACCACTCACATCTTTAGGTTTCCAAATTCC